ACCGCTGAAACACTGGCTGCTAACAGCCGACTGCGCGGACACTGGAACGAGCTGTGGGCGAACCGTGACATCTTCAACGCTCAGCACGACATGATGGTCAACGCGTTCCGCACGCGCATGACGCATGAAATGCTGGCAGCGAATGCCATCGGCGGCTTCACTCGCGAATTCTGGGCTGAGATTGACCGCCAGATTATCCAGATGCGAGATCAGGAAATTGGGATGGAAATCGTCAATGACCTAATGGGCGTGCAGACCGTTCTGCCAATCGGCAAAACCGCGAAGCTGTATAACGTGTCTGGCGATATTGCCGATGACGTATCAATCAGCATCGATGGTCAGGCGCCGTACTCCTTCGACCATACCGAGTTCGGTTCAGACGGCGACCCGATCCCGGTGTTCACCGCAGGTTATGGCGTTAACTGGCGTCATGCTGCAGGCCTGAGCACTGTCGGCATCGATCTGGCGCTGGACTCTCAGGCCGCCAAGATGCGCAAGTTCCACAAAAAGCGCGTCGACTTCTACCTGAACGGCAATGAATCCATCTCAGTTGATGGCTACAAAGCGCAGGGCATGAAGAATCACCGCAACACTCAGAAAATCAACCTGGGTAGCGGCGCGGGCGGCGCGAATATCAATCTGACCACAGCGACCCCGGCGCAACTGCTTGCATTCTTCGGTCCAACCGGCCCATTCGGTATCAATGCGCGCACGAACAAAGTGACCGCATACGACAAGATGTGGGTCAGCCCTGAAATCTGGGCGAACATGGCGAAGCCTTACCTGGTAGACATTAACACCGGCACAAATGCAATTCTGAGCGGCACAGTGCTGGATGCGATCAGCAAGTTCATCCCGGTTAAGTCTATCCAGATGACTTATGCGCTGTCAGGCAATGAGTTCATCGCCTATGAGCGCCGTCAGGATGTTATCTCGCCGCTGGTTGGCATGGCGGTCGGTGTTGTTCCACTGCCGCGCCCAATGCCGCAGAGCAACTACAACTTCCAGATCATGTCTGCTGAAGGCCTGCAGATTAAGAAGGACGGCGAAGGCCTGTCCGGTGTGGTCTACGGCGCCAACCTCGCTTAAGGAGCAATCATGGCTGAGAAATACGAAGTAATTAAGCCGTGGCACGGCGTGGCTAAAGGCGATGTGGTGGAGCTTGAAAAGGTTCATCCGTCGCTGAAATCTCACGTGCGCAAGCTGTCGGATAAGGCGGCGGCTGAACTGGTTCCAGCAACGCCAACGGCTACCTCGCGCAAAGAAGCGATCGCCGCACGCCTGACTGAGCTGGGAATTGAGTTCAAAGGCACTCTCGGCGCTGACCGACTGGCAGAGCTGCTGCCTGATGGCGAACTCGAAAAGCTTTTCCCATCTGCTGAATAAAGACCGCCGCGCTGGCGGTTTTTTTATGCCCTGTTTCGGCAGGGCTGAGAGGTATTCATGGTTACCCAGGAGCAGGCAAAAGAGTATCTGGTGAGCCAGGGTATTACGCTGCCAGATTTCATTCTCACGGCGCTCGTTGAGCAGGCTAACAGCATTCAGGAGTGTCTGGATGCTAACTACCCGACAGCTACTGCGTTACTCATTCAGATGTACCTGTTAGGACTGATGGGGCTGGGGCAGGGTGATAAATATATCAGCTCTCAGTCAGCCCCATCTGGTGCGTCGAGGTCATTCCGTTACGGATCATTTGCAGATCGGTGGAAGGGTTCACTTGGCCTTCTGCGTGGCCTGGACAAAAACGGGTGTGCCACTGCATTGATTCCCGCAGACCCTACTCAGCAGGCATTTGCTGGACTGTGGGTAGCTAAAGGCGGGTGCATGTGTGGGGGCCGGAAATGAGCTGGCAATCCCCATCATCACCTCCTAAGCCATACGATCGCGTCTGGCTGAAGACGTCCAACGGCCGGGAAACAACCGGCTATGTGAATAGTGCTGGTGAGTGGGTGTTCAACTGCAAGCGCATCGCTGCTGAAAAGCCCACTGTAATCAGCTGGAGGGAATGACATGTCATCTTTAGCCAGTTGGTCATACACAGCGCAGGCGACCATCTGGAAGCCTCTTGGCAACAATGAATACGGTGATTCGTTCGGATGGTCTGAACCGATGGTAATTGCCTGCGACTATCAGGGTGGGCTCAGTAAGCGGTTAGGCGCCATAGGCAGCGAGAAGGTCGTGAAAAACACCATCTGGACTGAGTATGCGCTGGCAGATACCGGTGATTACATCCTGATTGGCGCTTCGAATAATCCTGACCCGATCGATGCGGGCGCTGATGAGGTGATGCAGGCAATTCGCTATGCAGACACCTTTGAGCGGCTGAATGATGATTATGCAATTCTGACGGGGGGCTGATATGGGAGTAAAAGTCCGCGGCATCCGGCAGGCCCAGCAGAATCTCAACGCGCTAATTGGTGACATTCAGGGCAGGAAGACTGTCAGGGCCATTCAGAGCGCATTAATCATCGGCTCATCACAGGCGGCGCTGTACACGCCTATCGACACATCTACTCTCATTAACAGCCAGTATCGAGAGCTCGAAATTAAAGGTAAGCGTCTAACCGGTCGGGTTGGCTATACAGCTAATTATGCGGTTTACGTCCACGACCCTAACATCCCGCAAAACTTCCGGCGCTCAACAGCTCAGAAAGAGTTCCTTACCAAGGGCTTCGAAGATTCGCGCGATGCAATCACTGCAGTAATCAAGAAGGAGATGGCGCTTTGAACCCTCCAATGCACACGCGAGTTCGCAATTACCTGGTGGATGCAGGGCTGACGGACGGGTTTAAAACTCAGCTGCTTGTATGGAATGACACTGGAACAGCATCGGATCAGTTCTTGGTGTTTCGGCCCAATGGCGGCAGTGCGGTACGTAACCAGCTAGGTGCTGAATATTATGTACTGGTGGATGTGATTGGGGCAAAAGGCGCCAACGGCGTGGTTGATGACGCAGTGCAGGCCATTATCGAATACGTTCAAAAAAACCCCATGTCTGACAGCTGCATCGGCTATCTGCAAAACCTTGGCGCCATCCCGGCGCCAGTTCTCACCGCCGAAGGCCGTCTGGTTTATCGGCTCCAGTTCGTCGCCACCCACGGCGATCAGTAAAACACCAAAGAGGAATTACCCATGGCAGATTGCCAGAACAGCAACGAACGTTTGTTCGGTGGTGCCGTTGTGCTTGAAGTTGCCGATGGCTGCAGCGATGTGCTGCCGCAGGAGTCGGAATGGAAAGCTCTGGCTGCCGGCACAAGCAAAGGGTGGGACTTCTCACCAAACACTGTCACGTCTGACGCAGATGATGGCGGCGGCTTTGTTGAGAGCATCATCACCAACTCTGATTTCACTATGAGCTTTGAAGGTGAGGTGCGCAAGAAAGGAAAGCTGGACCAGTACGGCGTGGGCCGTTTCATCAAGTATTTCGCCGCTGAACTGAAAGCACGGCGTCAGCCTGGTATCTGGGTGCGAATGGAATACGGTGAAGTGACATTCCAGGGTTACATGGTCATCACCGCGCTGAGCTCTGACGGTGGCACGAATGACATCGTGACCTTCACTACGGAGTTCAAAGTCGGTGACGCAACGACTATTCAGGTTGTCGATACAGATGAAACTGTCGCAGCTACAGGCGTCACCGTGACCCCGGCGACGGCAAGCCTAGCAGTTGGTGCTACACGTCAGCTTACCGGTACTGTACAGCCTACTGATGCAACTGACCGCACCGGCACATGGACGACTTCGGATGCGACGAAGGCAACGGTCAGCAGCACTGGTCTGGTCACAGCGGTGGCGGCTGGCTCGGCGACGATCACCTTCAAATCCAATGACGGTAATTTCACCGCGACTTCCGCTGTGACTGTCACTGCTTCGTAACCATTCCAAAGGGCTGGTTATCAGCCCTTGATAATGTTTATGGAGGCAATATGGTTCCCGCGAAAGAAATCGGTGAATGCGTTATGTCACTCAGCGATCGTGACTACTTCTTCAGGCCTTCATTCATCAACATGATGAAGATTGGTGATCCGGAAGAAGTCGTCCAGGCATTCCATTACCTGCACAACGATGAATTTTCGTCACTGATGCGCAAAGCGATTGATGCTTATGGCAGCGTACCAAAATGGCTTAGCCGGTATGTGGCATCACCTCAATTCAGTAAGCAAGCGGTATACGCAGCAATGAGCGTGCTGAATGCCTGCACAGATGAAGACGCGAGCCCGCTGATTGGCGAGTTGCGGGTTGGCAAGTCAGGTAAATGGTCTTTTGTTTATCGCAAAGGAGCCATGCCGGTAGGTGACATGATCCTTATCGCACAGGCTCTGATTCAGCACGGAATCATTGGCAAAGCTAAAGTGCGTAAGCTTCAGCGGCACGAAGGCGCGCAGGCATCATCTGAATTCAATGCGTTTGAATACATCAGCGCCGCCCGCACGCATTTGGATATGAGTCGCGATGAGGCTGAAAAACTGACGATGACCGAGTTCCAGATGCTGCTGGCTGCGAAGTTTCCGGATCAGAAAGGCTTCACCAAAGAAGAGTATGATGCGGTGGCTGATGACTACCTTGCTAGAAAGAAAAGGAAAATGGCAGCAACCAAGCAGAGCTAATTCAATATAATGCTATCGCTTTTGTGGCTGCTTTCTTACATTGCAATGTAAAGAATTAATGATAGGATGTTTCCGATTGCAATCAAGGGAAACATTAAATGAAAAAGGTTTTAGCATTGGCGCTCGGAGCGCTTTTACTTTCAGGATGCACTGTACGCGTGGCTGATATGACCGTCGCGAGCACTAAAAATTACAATCTTAATGCCGCCAAGTTTGAAAAAGGCGCTCGAGTTACTGGCGAGGACAAAGCGCCGATCGTAATTTTCCCGTTAGGTATTCCTAATGTTAAAACAGCGATGGACCACGCCATTGAGAAAGACAAGTGTGCGGTTGGCTTAAGTGATGTAGTTATTTATCAGTTAAACCATGCCTTCCTCTTCGGCACTTACGGTTTCCGCGTTGAGGGAACACAGATTATCGATAAATCACAGATTGGATGTGAAAATCACATCTGACATCAAGCCACCTTCGGGTGGCTTTTTCTTTGCGCCATCTTGCTACCACGACGTGCTAGGATTTAACACACTGACACTAATGGGGATAGGGATATGAAAAAACTAATTTTTAGCGCCATTGCTGCGGTTTTGCTATCTGGCTGCGTCTGCACCGGCACAAACTTTGATGAGTCGAACTTGGCAAACGTTCACAAAGGAGAAACCACTAAGCAGGAAGTGATCTCCTACTTTGGCAAACCATCTACCACAACTGTGGATTCAGATGGTAATGAATTGCTGATGTGGAATTACAGCATTGGTAGCGCTTTCGGCGCAGATGCAAAGGTGCTCACAGTCAAAACACATAACGGTACAGTCGAATCCTATTCGGTCAGCAAATCGAAAATTTAAATTCGGTATCGAACACATAACCTCGCTCAGGCGGGGTTTTTTTATGCCTGGAGATCATGATGGCTGGTGCTTATAACGCAGGCAGTATCGTCTACGAAATTGATATGGAGACGGCCAAACTCATTGCGGCGCGGAGAGAAGTCGATGCCGCGTTAAGTGGTATGAGTGGCAGCATGGGTCGACTCGAGGCCAGCGTTAGCAAAACAGAAAAGTCGATATCTTCCATGGAAGGCGCTGTTTCTAGCCTGACAGGAGTAGCTAAAGGCCTCTTTGCCGCGTTATCTGTTCACCAAGTCGCGGAATGGGGCAATGAGTGGGTAACGGTCAACAACAAGCTCGTAAACTCCGTACGCACCACCGAGCAACTTGCCGATGTCACTCAGCGCGTGTTCGACATAGCGCAAAGCACCCGTTCAGGACTTGAAGCGACCGCCACCCTCTACGGTCGCCTTGAGCGATCAACCCGCAGCGCCGGCACAAGCACTAAAGACCTGATCACTCTGACATCGACTATCAACAAAGGACTGGCTGTTTCAGGTGCAACAACTGAAGAAGCCAGCTCTACAATGACGCAGCTCTCTCAGGCGCTTGCGTCTGGCGTTCTGCGCGGCGAAGAATTTAACTCCATATCTGAGAACGGTAGCCGTCTGGCTGTCGCGTTGGCTGACTCACTCGGCGTGACCATTGGTCAGCTGCGCGCAATGGCTGCTGAAGGGAAGCTAACCACGGAAGTTGTAGTAAACGGCCTGCTGAAGCAGAGCGACGCAATCGCCAAAGAGTTTTCCAACACCGCGACCACAATGAGCCAGGCGTTTACGATCGCTACCAACAACATCACCAAGTTTGTTGGCGAAAGCTCAACCGTCTCGACCGGGATTAAGGCATTCAATTCGGGAATTATTTCCCTTTCTCAGAATCTCGACACCATCAGTGCCGTGCTCGTTACGCTGACTGCGGCGATGGGTAGCCGCTTTGCCGGTGCACTGGTTATGGCTACTGCAGCAAAGTTAAAAGACACAGCCGCGACTATCGCATCAGCGAAAGCATCAGAAGTTGCTGCGAAAGATGCTGAGCTAGAGGCGTCCGCTAAACTGCGCCTCGCTAACGTAGAGAAAGCAGCAACCATCCAGACGCTGCAGTTAGCAGAAGGACGCCTGGCGACGATGCGCAGCACGCAGGCCTCTGTTGCTGCTGAGGTGCAGTTAGCGGAGGCTGAATCGGCTTCAATCCGTACTACCATCGCTCAAATTGAGTCAGAAAAGGCACTCGAAGCACAGCGCTTGCGTGCACAAATTACGGATCAGGGGCGCGTTGCCACTGCTACACGCATGGCACAGTTACAACAGGCATCCGCTGCGTTGAATACTCGCTTAGCAGCAGCAGAAGCAGCCACAGCAGAAGCCAGAGCCGCCGCCATTGCCTCAGCAGAGGCATCAGTCAGTGCAGCCCGTATTGCTGCGGCTGATGCAACAGGCGTGGCCACTGCTGCCAATGGACGGTATATCGCATCTCAGGAAGCATCAGTGATTGCCACACGCGCTGCCTCAACGTCTCTTGGATTGCTGCGCGGAGCACTTGGTCTTGTCGGCGGCCCCGCTGGCGTGGCTATGCTGGCAGGTGCAGCAATCTTCTATTTCTGGCAGCAGTCCCAGCAGGCAAAGCATGAAGCAATCTCGTTTGCGGATGGAGTAGACCGTCTAACCGACTCGCTCAAAGCAATGAGTAATACCTCGCTGCGTGGCACGATCGCCGATGCAAATACTGCATTGCGAGGTCAGCAAGATGTGGTGTCAGACCTCAAAGATGAAATTGCAGAACTTACCAGAAAGAGAGATGAGGCGGAGGCATCTGGGAAAAAGTACGGCACAACGATAGAGCAAGGTAACGGCCTGTTATTGCGCGCCGCCCAACTTACCGATCAGATTAACCAGAAGCAACGCGATCTTGAAAACACTGAAAGCAAGTTAGCCAATACCACGAAACTTCGCGACGACGCGCAGGTTACGCTAAGCAATAACATGCTGACTGCGATGGGCATTCACGACAAGTTAATTGAGCGTGGCACTACCCTCGAGAGAGTTCAGGGTGCAGTTGCGAAAGTATTTGGTACAACAGCTGACGAGATCAACCGCGCCAATCAAGCAGGTCAGGCATACAACCCCAAATCAATGCAGGTGTCTCCAGCGACTCCAAAAGGGGACGAGGCGATTTTGGGGCTCGAGCAGCAAAACGAGTTGCTTAAAATTCAGGACGAACGCCTGCGAACAGTCACTAAGGCTGGCATGGAGCAAGCCAAGGTAACCAGCAACCCTAATCAGATTGCAGCTGCTAAACGCCTTGCTGGGGAAAACTTCGATCTCCAACAGGCTGAAGATGCCAGAAAGAAAGCGGCGTCAGATGCAGAGTCTCAAGCTAAGCGGTCGGCGTCATCGGCAGAGTCAGTAGCTGAAAAGCTGGCGAAGCTGAAAGAACAGTCTGAGCTGGCAGGAGAGTC